ACACTAGTGCTTTCCAGTTCATCGCGGTAGAAACCCTTCGTGGCAAAGCCAAATGCGTTGGTCTGGCCCATGAAGCCGGTCCACGAGAACTGGTAGCCGCCGGTCGGTGTCATCAGCGAGGGCGAAGGGGCTGCGTAGGTCAGCAGAGCGTTCTTGCCGCCGATGAACGAGTGCGAAGCGGTTGCACCTTGGTTGGCAGTGTTCTCGATGCCGCGCATCACAAGAACCTGCTCCAGACCAAACAGAGCGGCCAGCGTCTGCTCGTTCACCATCGCCGGATTGGCAGTAGTGCTGGTCGCGTACTTCACACGGTCCACGATGTCCGGGTGATCCACGAGAGCATCAAGCACTGCTTTGCTCATCACGAGTTTGTTCGGCGTGAAGCCGGTGGATTCTTCGATGGTGGTGATGGCTGAGCGAATGTCGCCAATCGGATCACCCGAGGTCTGGTCCGACCACTGGATGGTCTCACCCGAAGCAGGCGAGGACGCAACACCAGTTTCTTCGTTGGTCCACTTGCCAGTGGTGAAGAAGTTGGTTGCCCACAGCTTTTCACGCTGGATCAGCATCTTGTGCGTTGCATATTCCGCAGCCGAGCGTTCCACGTCCACAGCAGGATCGGCATTTGCGCGAACCTGATCCGGCACATCGTGGTGGAAGGCGTAGACGTTGGCGAAATACGTCGGCGTGTTGTCCAGATCGTAGCCGCCGCCAGCGGACTCGGTGCCCGGAGCGCGGATCTGCGCTTCGTCACGGTTGAAGTCGCCACGATCAAAAACGAAGTAGCGATCCGACTGCTTGGCGACAGGCACGTTCGGGAAGACTTTACCCGCAACGAACTTGTCGGCACCTTGCAGGAAGGCCACCGAGATGTTGGTCAGTGCCGCATCAACGTGGACGGCGCTGTTAGTGGGTTGTGCCATTGTTCAGGCTCCTCTGATTAGGCCGTGCCGCCGCGCGGCTGGAAGATGATGGAGATGACTTCACCATCGGCTCCGCCAGTAACGGCAGTTCCGAGAATATTGTCATCGGTTCCGGCAGTAATTGCTTCACCGGTGGCGTTGGATGCAACGAAGTCGCCAGCAGTGACATCACCACCTGCCTCAACGCGGGTCAGGCCAGCGATGCAGACTTCGGCTGCGCGACCTGCTGCCGACGGATCGTTCAGCAGAACACCGACCGAGGCTGCGCCGTCAGTCGAAACGCTGAGTTGGCCATCGTTGTCCATCGTAACGAAGTGGAACTGGTTGTCCGAAAGGTCTGTGCCAGCCTCAAGGGTGACGCAGGTTTGAGAGTTTTTGTACGCCATCTATGCGTCCTCCTTAGTTGGCTTCTGCACGGGCTTCGGCCATCAGCGATGCGCCTTCACTCGACTTGGTGACTTCAGCAAATCCGGTCTCAAAGGGCACGTTGTGCTCTTTCGCGTAGTCGTTTGCCATCTTGTTCAGACGGAACGTGGCCGAAGCCTCGTCGTTCAGCGGGTTAGCGCCGATCTCTTCCATCTGCTTTTTCAGGGCTGCGTCTGCGGCCTTGAGTGCCTTCAGCACCTCCTCGTCGCCGTCAACAGCGGCAAGCAGCTTGCCTTTGGCAACATCGGTGCCAGCCAGATGCGGCAGTTCTTCAGCGCCGCGCTTTGCCAGAGCGACTTCTTCTTGTTCTGCCTTGGCTTTGGCCAGTTCGGCTTCCTTGGCTTCGAGCGCCTTGAGAACAGTTGCCGGAATGGCCGACTTCTCGAAACGCTCACCTTCGATTTCGACGTATTCGGGATCGGCGCGCTTGCTCAGCTTGCCTTTTTCAACGTCGAACCCAGCCTCATCGGCTGCTTTTTGCAGAGCATCAAGCTCCGCTTCTGCACCTTCGGCTCGCTTGGTCAGGTCTGCAACCTGGCCCTCCAGAGCCTCCAGCTTATCTGCGAGTTCTTGAGGGTCCATGTCGTGACCTCCTTTCTCTGTTTTCTCGCCCATGCACATGCGCTTGGCTTCCATTTCGGAATAGCCTTTGTCCATGTACTCCTTCATCTTCGCCTTCATGGCGTCAGACATACCTTCGTCCTTCATGCGATCTCCTGCGCGTTTGAAGAGAGTGATTTTTGCGTTCGGGTCGGCGGGAACATCCACGCCCGAGATTTCAGTGAGCTTGATGTTCTTGAGTTTACGAGGCATCGTATTCCTCCACGTCGCCAGCCTTACCTCCGATGCTGAACCCAGTGTACTCGCCCGACTTATAGGCCTTCATCACGTTCTCATCGTTTGGCTTCATGGCGACAATCCAGCCTTCGCGGTCGGAGTAGATGTCAAATGCCTTCATAATGTCGTTGGTCAGAGGAAACGAATGAACGAACTGCCCGACATTCTCACCCTTGTGCATTACCTTTGCATTACGTGAGTTGAGCATGAAGTCCGTTGCCATCTTTTCCATTTCAATCGGCTCAATGGAATCGCCTTGGCTATCAACAAGCAGTTTGCCGTCTTCCGTCGAGACATACGCCCAACCATAGACAAGCCCCTGCTCATCATCGACCTTGAGAACAGTGGCTTGCTCTTGGGATTTATTTACAGACACCTGTTGCATAATGGTGCCAATTATCGCGGAAATGGCACGCTCAAGCAACCCCTCCTTGACAGTTTGATCGTCGTCTTTCGAATCACTATCAATACCAGCAATTTCACGGATACGCCCAAGGTATTCTTCGTGATCTTCGCCTGGCATATAGACGGCCTGACCATCGCGTTCATGCACATGAACTTCGCCCTCAAGCCCAAGGTCCATTGAGCGGACAACGGCCTCCGCCTGTGTGGTGAATTGGTCGTCTTCAATCTGGCGTTTGGAGAGGCGTTCCATAATTCTTTGTGACCACTTGTCACCAGCATCTCCACCCCACGCAAGGTGCATGATGTGGCCATTATCCCGCCACGGCTCATCCTTATACTTCGGGTCCACCTTCTCGTTACCGCGATGCCGAGCAAAGAAAGAGGCCATACGCGCGACGGTTTCACGGCTCAAGTTCTCGCCACGAGACAACTGCCCTGCGCGTGTCCAACCCACCTGAGTCCCACCGCGAACCTTGTCGCCGTATTTCTCTTTCCACCGGATTGCACGACGCGCAGCGGCCCTCGCTCCAGCCGGAGGCTTGAACGTATCCTCTTTGCGCGTCCGCTCCCAATCAGCAGACGGGACGTGAACGGCGGATGCGGATGGTTGGGATTTGCGCGTAGACAGCGGATGCTTGCTCGGCAGCAGGTCCGTGTCAAATTTGCCTGACGGAAACTTGCCTGTGCGGATAGCACGAAGGAATACGTTCACACGGGCCATTGCCCATTGCTCAGGCGACTTGACGTTCGGCCTGACGCTCGATGGATTGGTGCGATAGGCCCCAACACCACGGTCGTACACCTGCTCCAGCATGGATACAGTCACACGGCCTTTGTCACCGTGTTCTGCGTTGTGTTCACGCACCTTTTCTTCAAGCGTGTCTTTGCGGGACTTCTCAGTAACCTTTGATTTCCAATCTTCATCAAGCAAAGAAATGAAAATGTCACTGAGAACAATATCGCCGTCAAACGGCTCAATATCGGATTCTTTTACGCCTTCAGCCTGCCAAGACAGGGTGATGTGCGGCTTGTAGTCAGGCCAATCCGATGAAGCGCCCATTGCACGAAAACTGTAATGGTCGGCAGCAAGGCGCGGGCACTCAATTTTGAGAACCAGCGCCTCACCGTTCTGACCCAAGCGTTCTACGCTGCGCTTACCACCACGAACAACATGATTGCCGTAATACATCGGCGCTTCGCCTTGAGCCTCTGCGGCTTGTGTATATTCGGTGCTGAACGGGTCTTTGCTGTAGGCCACAGTAACGTGCATGTCGTCTGGCTCAAGCGTAGTGGCGATACCCTGAGATTTCGCCCACTCAATAATCTTTTCAGCGTTTAAGACTTTACGCTTCATGTATAGTGGTTTTGCGCCACTTGCCTTCTCCACCCGCTCATACTTACCTGTCGCATCATCACGTTCAAAGCCTGCACGACGCAGTGCAGACCAAGCGGAGGCAAAGGATACGGCCTCAGAGCGGCCCGCATCCATCTGACTGTTGAATGTCCGCCTGAATATCTCCTGACCGCGTTCAGAAGGAATCAGTTGGCGAAGTCGGGCCGGGAGTCGTTCGTATGGCATCGCTTACCTGCAAAAAGAAAGACGCTGTGGCGTTTATACCACAGCGTCCTTCGTTTTCACAAGTTGAGGTGAGGGTTACGATCCGATGTCTACGATTTCGCACGAGTCGCCGGAACATGCGAATGTCTGACTGCTCTTTGTGGTATCACCCATCTCGTAGGCTTGCAGTTTTGACCAGTCGATAGACGTTGGCATCTGTGCCAACATCTCCTCGTATGTGTCCTTATCGCAATCCTGGTATGGTGCCTGTTGATACACATGGTCATCAAACGGAAGGAAAGAAACGCCAGACATCTCATCGAAGTGCGCGTAGACAAACGCTCCAACGTCAAACCACTCGTCCTTCTTCACCGATACGGTGACGGAAGGTTTGTGTTCGCACCAGTGTCTCTGATACGTCAGCCACATTTCCAACTGTTCGATTGCAGTCATTTCCGTTCGGAGGACTGCGCCATCAGGTGCCCGCATGGGGAAAGAGAATACGGTTGTCGTGTCACCCTTGTAGACGCAAGGTTCATTCGGGATACCTTGGTCCTTCATGAACTGCGTCAGCGGGTCTTTGTTGTCACCACGGACCGTGCGGATGTAGTAATCGTTGTGCCGTGCGTGGATGCCGCTCGCGCTGTCAACGAGTTGGCTGACGGTGCCGGATGGCTTCACGCATGTAATCGAAGCAGACTGAGGGATACCAAGTCTTTCTGCCCACTCTTTGTTCGTTTCAACGGCGATTTCACGCATACGTTCCAGCAGATCAGGAAGGTCCCCTTCCTTGCCGTTTGTCAGCGTGTTGTCCATGATCCCGGTAAGACTAACACCAAGTAGGCGCTCCTCCTCAGTGTTTTCTTTCCATATCTTCCGAAGATACGGGAAGTGCGTCAGCGTGGACTGGATCGTTCCGAGGATGGTTGCGATACGGACCTTGCGTTCGAGGTCTTCTTGGTTGTCTGTATCTCGCACAACGGCTTCTGTCAGGTTGCAGAATTGATATGGGCGCAGGATTATTTCGCTGCAAGGGTTGGTTCCGAAATCATATTGCGCATTACGTCGCCCAAACTTTGCTGCCTGTGCTTTTGATGCAACACGGTTAAACACGCCTCGCTCACCAGATCCGCTGTCTGCCAATGCCGACCACTCCCGCAAGAAAGACTGCGCATCGGGCTTCTCGGTGTAGGCCACAGAGTTATTGGACAGATAACGATGCGGAGGGAACTGACCTGTCTTGGCGTGGCGCATACGATCATCAGACAGATTGCTTAGGCTGATCATTGCAGAACGGCGGACACCACCTGATACGACAATCTCGCCCACCTTGCACATCAGGTCATGGCACTCGATGGACGTTAGTTTGCGGCCTGCTGCACTGCTGAACGTCTCAACCGTAAAGTTGAAAAGATCAATAAGCGGGCCAGGACCAGAGGCTCGACCACCGAACGTCTTGAGTTTTGCACCAGCAGGACGAACCTTTGAGACGTCCCACTTGGGAATCTCGCCCGCATACAGCATAGCAATCAACTTGCGAAATGCTTTGC